CTTCAGATACGAGTTTGATCCTTCGCCGCACTCTCGTGGCTAAGGCAACTCCGCCCGCCCTTCCCAAGGGCGTTGGGGCGTATGCGAAACTAGGTCGGACAGGACTTACCTATGGTATTCCATTTATCGCTAGTGATGGTAAACTTTACGTTCAAACCGTCAAGATCGACATGGCCTTCCATAGTGAGTACCCGACCGCTTCACGCGATAACGTCATAAATGACGCCGCGGCCTTCCTGGCGGACCCTGACTTTGCAAATTTCTGGCAAAATCAGGTCTTGACCTAGGGTACTACTATGATTAATTCTCCTGATGTGTCGCCTCTAGTGCACTTACTCTTTGAGTTTGTTGAACTAGTGTGTGACATTATCGTAGATTACTTCAAATAGTACCTCCTGTAACCCATTAGATACCACAAACGGTGATTTAATATGACTTCCTGTCCCAAGACAAACCAGTCCGGCAGTGTGGAGGTATCTGAAAAGATAGTCGACACAATAGTGAATGCTGCATTCACAGCGTTCACGAACGATTTAGGGAGACCTTTTCAGGCTTCTGCTCGCAATATCCGTTCCATTGTTTCTTCGTGGAATCCGCTCTTGCATGATTTCACTAGCGACATGGATCCTTGCGAGTTCCATGACTCCTACGTGTCTAGTCAGTTTTTCAAGCGTTACTTCTATTCAGATGAATTAGGAGTTACCAAATCTTTACAGGATGAGGCTTACCAAAAGTTTCAATCTGTACTAGAGGAGGGGCGCTTGTTTAACAAGACCTTCCAAAAGACTCTGGAAGACAACCCTTTCTTGCATCAGGTAGTATCCTATGCTCGTTGGGAAGTTGCACGTGTTCTCGGAGATTTCGACATCCTTGAAGTCTTTGAGAATAGTTGTCATGGCCCTAACGCTACAACTGATATTAAGAGGCGTAATGCGTCACTCGATGCAAAGACGACCTCAATCAGCGGTAACGTTGCTTCTATAGAGATTTGGCGTCGGTACATTTGTTGGAATTCCAACTTGAAGACCGCTCTTTCGAGCCTACTTCCCGAACCGGGTTGTAGTGAGCCAAGTGTTGTAGAAGCAAATCACTTATCTTTCGTGCCGAAGAGTTTCGAGTCCCTGAGAACAATGAGCGTTGAGCCTACTCTTAACATGTTTTTTCAGTTAGGAACAGGCAAAGTTATTGCACAGCGCCTCATGCGCTGCAACATAGACTTGTCAACGCAACCGGAGGTTCACCGCCGGTTGGCCTTGCTTGCCTCATTGTATCCCGAATGCCAGTTAGCCACAATCGACTGGTCGCAAGCTTCAGATAGGCTCTTCACAGGGCTTATTTATGAGCTGCTTCCAATAGATTGGTTCCATTGGCTTATGGCAATTCGATCGTCCCATTCTAAGGTGACACACGGTAGTGAAACAACACTCCATGATCTACCAATGATAGGTACGATGGGAAACGGTTTTACGTTTCCGCTTGAAACTCTCGTCTACTATAGCATCATCTTTGGTTTATGCCAGGCACTAGGTTTGGATGCATTCATCTCTGT